GTGGATTAATCATATACCTTTGATTCACCCACTTTTTCAATTCATTTTCAACAAAATATTCTGGTACAATTTCATTGTCAGGCATACTGTCAACAACTTTGGAAATATAATATGCAAACTTAAGTTTAGATTCTTCATTCATAAGATTCATCAATCCGTCACTCATAAAGAATATTTTACTGAATGGATCTTCAGGATTAATTTCACCTTCTGAAAAATTAAAAATTTTCATTATTGTTTTAGCCCACCATGATTTGTATGATGAAGTTTCTTTGAGTGCTGGTGTGAGAATTTTATTAGCCGCTCTCATAGCAGAACCAATAAATCCCGCAACTGCTATTTGAGGTATAAACCAAGGTAAAAGTCGTATAATCGCCTTAATACCTCCTTCGCCAACATGCAGTGCTAATCTCTTATCCATAGCAGTTTTGACAATAGCCTTTAACTGTCCAAAAGTGATGTGTCCTTGTGAAGAACAAAATTTTTGACTGTCACAAATACTTTTCTGAACTTTACCCGACGGTTTTATGGATATTTGGTTTTCTTCTTTTAATTTTTCTACAATAATATTTGCAAAATTTCTTACGGATTCATTTTTTTTCTTGTGTGATGTCATTACAGGTTTTTGTCCTTTTCCTGTTTGAGTGTCTTTTTTTTCGGCTCTTCTTTTTTGTGCACATGCTGATTTTTTTTCAGCATCGGACATCTTACCCGCAACACCCGCGGCACGACACTTAGGATAACCTCCTTTGTCCGTGGAATTTCTACCACAAGGTGGGTGTTTTCCATCTTCATCTTTACGACAAATATTTACCCAAGGACCTTTTGGTTGTTTACTTCCCTTTGGTTTCTTTTTTTTTCCAAACCATACTGCTAAATCTTCTGTTAATTTTTCAGGGACTATTTCCTGTTCCACTTCGATATTAAACGGCTCCAATTCTTTTTTAAAATTTCTTTTACCTAAAACTAATTTTCCCAAATATAATCCATCACTTTGACTTACTGTCATTTCTTTTATATTTTTCATAGAATAACTTTCTTACATATAAATATAACAAAATGAATATGGAATCAGAGAATAATGAAAAAAACCCTATAGGATATCTGTTTGGTACAATATCCTATACATCTCCAAATGATATTGAATTATTTGTGAAAAATATGACACCAGAACAATCTTTTTATTTAATAAATTTAGCACTGAAATATTCATACTCTAAAGGGGTTTTCACATTGGAAGAAAGTGAATTGATATCAAAGTCATTAAGATATTTTACAACCGACGAATCAAATAATGGATAAAAACCAATTGATGAAAAAAATAGTTGATGGGGAATACACTCTATTTTTAGCTATTCGTAATGGACATAAAACATATATTGGGGACAAATATCAAGAAATTAGAACTGAAATAGAATTATGTCGATGTCTTTATTATGGTGAAGATTCAAAGTTCTGTAAAAAAAATAGGAAATAAAAAAAGGGGACTTTTCAGTCCCCTTTGGTTTATATACCCTTCAAAGAATTATCTTAATTCTCTCAAGTCAAATGTTCTAACACCATCAACTGTGATTCTACCATAGAAACGGTTGTTAACCATCTTCTTAGCGTATCTAGTCATGATACCCTTGATAGGTGTGAAGTTGAATGGGTTATACATTGTTGGAGTTAATTGTAGAGGTACATATGGTGCGTAAACGTAACCAGTGTCAAGTAATGAAGTACCTTTGTGTCCCAACAATACTGTGTTAGGTGGGAAGTAAGGATCACGATATACTTGATATCTACCTGCTAATGTACCAACTCTTTCGATACCCATGTTGTATTGATCTTGCTCAGGAGCTGCGTTTGAAACGTGGAAGTACTCCAAGTCATCAAAAATAGCACTGATTTCAGAAGAAACAACGATCCAGTTAGCACCACCTCTCAATGTAGACTTGTGAATCTGAGCTGAGATTTGGTTGATAGCTGTGATAAGAGTTTGGTTCCAATCCTTTTGAGTGTATTGAGTTAAAGGATTTGCTGTAGTACCTCTCTTCCATCCGTTGTAGTCCCAACGTAATGTCCAAGCTGCACCTTTTCTTAAGTCTCTTAAGATTTCACGGTCGATTTCTGCTGCAACTTGCTCAGACAATAAAGCTGTTAATTCAGCTTCAGCGTCGATGTTGTGGAAAGCAGAAACGTCTTGTGCTAATTCAGGAGACCATTGAGCTCTAAGTTTTCTTTCTGTAACAGATACTGTTACTGACTCAAGGTCGAAAGAAACTTCACCGATAGCATCTTCGAATTCTAATTCTTTGTAGATTCTGTAAGTTGCAGTGAACGCTGAGTTCGCGTTAGTAGCACCTGAACCTGTAGTGTAACCTGAATATCCGTCGATAGAATCTGCAGTTACAGTACATGGAACTTGAGTGTCGATTTCCAAGTAGATAACACCATTTGCATCACAAAGGTTGTCATAAGTACCACCGTTACCAGTAGTTGGGAATACAGTTGCAGTATTTGGATTACCGTACTGAACGATACCCTTACCATACTGTTGAGTAACTACTCTGAACAACAAGTTACCGTTAGAAGCAACTGCTGAAGTTGAACTTAAACCAGAGAAGAAGTTGATTGCTGAGTTACCGTTGATAGCGATAGTCAATCCCGCCAAGAACGCCTCGTTGTCCATTTCGTTTCCATCAGGACCTACAAGTTTACCAGCACCAGCGTTGTTGAAACCTGACATAGCAACAAGAACTTTTCTGAATTCAGTAGCCGCAGGATAGTTGTAAGCTAACATACTGTCACCTACCCATCTTTGAGTTACCAAGTTTACAGTTCTTGCTGAGTACTCACCCTTAGAGTAATCGAACAAACCTTCTGGATCTAATCCTGGTTCAGTACCTTCGTAGAATCTATCGTATAAGTTTTTACCAGATCCGTAACCTACGTTTGGATCAGTAGGTCCGTTTGGTGCTCCGATAGGTGCGAAGTGACTGTTATTTGCTCTGTTTTGAATTTTTGGTACGAAGTAGAACAATTTACCGATAGGTAAGTTCATAGCTTGTACAGATACGATATCGTTAGCTAAAAGCTTAGAGAAAACTCTTCTAACGATTGGGAAAACTACAGTCTCGAATGAACCTGAATCTGTTGTAGATGCAGCCTCATTGATTAAGTATGAAGCTTGGTTTTCGTATAACTGAGCTACGTTTTCCTTCAAGTGACCCTTAAGACCCTCAAGGAATCCTAATTTGTCCCACTTGTTGATTGTGTCTTCTTTGATAACTTTCAAGTGCTTAAGACCGATGTTACCAACAAGACCTGATTCTAATAATGCTCCCATTTTAATTTTTTTTTAGGATGTTTATTTATTAATTTTACCCATTAAATCCTTCATTCTTAAGAACTGTGGATTTTCATAAGTTTTGCTCTCAATTAAAGTTGTAGAAGAACCAGCAGTTGGAGTTTGTTGTAGTTTTGTTTCAACAGACTCAGTTACAACTGATTGTGAACTTAATTCGTCTTTAACTGTCTTGTAAAGAGCTTTTGATTCCTTTAAAGTTTCAACATTGTCAAAACGTCTAAGGATGTTGATTTTTTCTTGTTTAGTCGTGGAGTTTTCAGTAAATAGTCTAACAGCATATGCAAGATTAGAATTGAATACTGCAACTTCGTTGAGCTTGTCTTTGAATATATTAAGAGCTTTTCTGTATTCGTCATTTTTAGCTCTTAATGATTCAACTTCTTCTGCGAGAGCAGAATTTGGAATTACTTTCATTTTAGGTAGTCCACCTTGTGGAGAATTTCTACGTCCGTTTCCTTTGGTTCTTGCAGCTTCAGTAGTTTCGTAATCTTTGTGTGACTTAGAGTCATCACCTTTCTTACCTCCCCACTCTTCGCTGGTTTCGTAATCTTTGTGTGACTTAGAGTCATCACCTTTCTTACCTCCCCACTCTTCAGTAGTTTCATAGTCTTTGTGAGATTTAGAATCATCACCTTTCTTACCTCCCCACTCTTCAGACATTTCTTCGATGTCTTCAGTCTCGGTTACACCACCCTTCAACTTAGAAGGATATTTGAAGTTTGGTTTACCCATACCTTCACCTTTTGGTTTTACTGTCATTTCACCTTCAGTCATTTCTTCAATGTCTTCGGTTTCTGTGACACCACCCTTCATCTTAGAAGGATATTTGAAGTTTGGTTTACCCATACCTTCACCTTTTGGAGTGACTGTCATTTTTTCTTCTGACATCATTTCCTCCTCATCATCGTCGTCTTCGTCATCCATTTCGATTTCGAATACGAATTCATCTTCCAAACCTTCTGCGTCTGAATCGTCGTCCATCATTTCGTCGATAGATTCCTCTTCTTCTGACTCACCAAGATCAATTTTATATTCAACATCAGAATTCTCATCTTTCAAATGAATTTCTTCTCCGTCTTTCTTTACAATGATTCCGTCTTCATCACCCATCGCTTTGAACACCTTAAGAATTTCTTCGTCAGATGCACCTGTCAAATCAAGTGGTAACATAACTTCCTCATCGTCCATGTCGAGTTCGAAGTCATCATCAGATTCTTCAGAGTCCATACTCATTGTGTCCAATTCGATTTCCTCCTCATCATCATTATCAGATTCCTCTTCTGTGTCGTCGATATCGAGTTCCATTTCCTGTTCAGCCATTGTTGACTCTTCTTCTTTTTTTGAACTTTCCATCTCCATTCCTTCTCCAATCTCTTCTTCAAGAGATTCTTTTACTAATTCTTTGATTTCTTCCTTCATAGTAGAAGCAAGTATTCCTTTTGCGTTTTCTGTAACGGCTTCTTCCAAATTTTTCATTTGTAGTAATGCCTCTTCAACTAAAGATTTTTCTTTATTACTCATCTTTAT